CAAGATGGATGCGCTAGACTTGTTCATGCCGCTGACGAAGGTGGATGTCGACTCGCGGACGGTCCACGGGGTCGCGACAGCCGAAGCGCCGGACCGGGCTGGCGAGATTTGCGATTATGAATCCACGAAACCCTATTTTGAGGCCTGGTCGGCTGAGGCGCAGGCGGCAAGCAGCGGGAAGTCGCTCGGCGCGGTGCGCTCGATGCACCAGCGAATTGCCGCCGGCAAGCTGACCAACATTGCCTTTGACGACGAGGGCAAACAGATACTCGTAGCCGCAAAAATCGTCGACGACGACGAATGGGCCAAGGTCGTCGAGGGGGTCTATACCGGTTTCAGCCAAGGCGGACGCTATGTTGCGCGCTGGACCGACGAGAGCACCGGCCTCGTCCGTTACACTGCCGATCCAACAGAAATTTCGCTCGTTGACGTGCCTTGCCTACCTGGCGCGACCTTCCAAGTCGTGAAGGACGGCATCGTCGAGGAGCGCGCCTTCGTCGCCGCGACGGTCGCTGGTCCGCAGGTCGAGAAGGTCGAAGAGACGCCAGCGCCAGGGCCTGCGGCGCCGCCGCCGCCTCCTCCCGAGGCGCCGCAAGCCCTCCCCTCCCAGGCGCTGGCTAAGGCCGCGCTCGCCATTGCGAGCGCGGCCGACAAATTGGAGCGGGCGATCGGCGAAAATTCGCGCCTGCGCGCGGCGTTAGGCCTCGTGACGCCGCAACTCGACGAACTCGCCAAGCGCGTTGCTGAACTCGAAGCGCAGCCGCGTCCGGCGCGGGCGGCGCTGCGGGCCGTACCGCGGGAACTCGACGCCTCAAACGAAGATCGGCCCGGCGGGATCGAGGCGGCGATCAAGACGCTGAGCGCCCTGCCGGACAAAGAACGGACGGTGGCGCTGATGAAGGTGAGCTTGGCCAATCCGCGAGAGATGCGGTTCTGAAACCTTACTCATAGCGGCGACGATCTAAAAATCTGAGCCAGCACTGCTTGCTCAATATCAATTTGAGGCTGTCGCGCTGACCTAACGCCCTCGCCGGAGCCTTTGCTGCTCTCACAAATCGCCACTCAGCGCGGCCCGTCAAGCCGCAGCCGCTCCATTTGACTTCCGTCCAATCCCGCCCCTCGCGGCGACCCCCGCGTCTTTCGACGCATTGCATCCTCATGTCACAGGAAACTCGCATGTCCCTCGCCGCAACGACGCAAGAAACGCTCGAATTGATGAAGGCCTCGCTCTCCAAGACGGTCACGATCTCGACCGGCTTGACGGCATACGATCTCCAGGCGCCGGCGAAGAACCTCTATCCAACCATCACCCCCTTGCGAAACTCGGTGCCGCGCGTGCAGCGTCAATTTCCTGGTGACGCCGCGCGCTGGCGCACGATCGCCTCGATCACCGGCTCCGGCTACGACTCTATGGGTTGGATACCGGAAGGGCAGCGCTCCGCAAGCATGAGCTACGTCGCCACGCCGATGGTCGCGCCTTACGTGACGCTCGGCGAGGAAGATACGGTCACGTTTGAAGCCGAAGCCGCCGCGCAAGGGTTTGAAGATGTGAACTCGACCGCCACCTTGCGCCTGTTGCAGAAGACTATGACCAAGGAAGAGAGCGCGTTGATGGGCGGAAACGTATCCGTCGCGCTCGGCACGCCCTCGACGCCGGTGCTCTCCGCGGCGGGCACGGGCGCGACGCTACCAAGCGCCACCTATTCCGTCATCGTCGTGGGGCTCACCTTCGAGGGCTATCGCAACTCCTCGGTCAGCGGCGGCGTCGCGACTTCGAAAACCATCACCGGCAACGACGGCAACACCTATACGTTGAACGGCGGCTCCTCCAATCGAAGCGCCAACGCCACGCAGGCCGTCACGCTCGGTCAGACATTGTCGGCAGCGGTCTCGATCGTCAACGGCGCCGTCGCCTACGCCTGGTTCGTCGGCGCCGCCGGCTCCGAAACTCTGCAGGCGATAACCACCATCAACAGCGCGACGCTCTCGACGCCGCTTTTGACCGGCCAGCAACCCGCGAGCACAATCACCGCCGACAGCTCCCGCAATCCCGGGCTCGCCTACGACGGACTGCTCAACGTCGGCTTCAATCCCGCCAACAACGCTTATGTGCAGTCGTTGGCGACGGGAACGGCCGGCACAGGCACGTTCATGACCCCTTCGGGCCGAGGCTCAGTCGTCGAAATCGACAATATGCTCGTTTCGATGTGGAACAACTATCGCATCTCGCCGACGGTGATTTATGTCAACGCGCAAGAACAGCGGAATATCACCAACAAGTGTCTGACCAATGCGTCGGGTCCGCTGCTGCACTACAACGTGCAGGCTGACGGCGACAACAGCCGGCCCTATGGGGTTTCGGCCTCGGGCGTCGTTCGCTGGTACTACAATCCGTTCAGCGTCGACGGCGGCTTCGATATTCCCGTCAAGGTTCATCCCAATCTGCCCCCGGGCACGATCCTCGCCTACAGCGAGCGCCTGCCGGTCTGGTATCAATCGAACCAGGTTCCCAATGTCGCGGAAGTGATGACGCGTCGCGACTATTATCGGATTGATTGGCCGCTGCGCACCCGCCGCTATGAGTACGGGGTCTACACGGAAGAAGTGCTTGCAGTGTACGCGCCGTTCGGCGTCGGCATTCTCACCAACATCGGCAACGGCTGAACTAAGGCCGGCGGCGCCCTCGCCGCCGCGGGTCAACGAACGGGGCCGCGATGTCGCCTTTTGACCTCACGACGCTCGCCAATGTGAAAGCGTGGCTCGGGCTGCCGAGCCCGCCGACATTGAGCGATGTAACACTGTCAAATCTGGTCACCGCGGCGAGCCGCGCGATCTATGCAGCTATTAGCCGGCCCGCGTTATTGCCGCAGACCTATAACGAAACTATCGATCTCGAAAGCGATCGAACCTATCTCAGGAATTGGCCCGTACTGCAGGTCTCGTCAGTCACTTTGGACAGCCTTGTTTTGCCACCGGCGTCTCTGACGAGCAACGAACCCGCACTCGGATACCTGTTGCAGCCTGGCGATACCGCGCCGCCTGGGCGGCCACAGGCTATCGATTTGTTTGGACGTCGTTATCACCGGCGCCGCCAGAGACTCGATGTGATCTACGAGGCCGGCTACGCGATTCAGTCTGAAACCTGGATCACGCCGGCAGCGGCCCCGTTCAACGTCACCGCGTCGGCCCCGTTCGGTCCTTGGGCTTCGGACCTCGGCGTTGCTTACGCGAGCTCCGGACTTGCGCTGCAGGTTGTGAAGGCCGCGCCCAGCACAGGGCAGTATTCGGTGACCAACGGAGTCTATGTGTTCAGCTCCAGCGATGCCGGCGTGGCTTTGGCGATCTCCTACGGGTTCATTCCTCAGGATCTCGCGCAAGCCGCAACCGAGTTGGCCGCCGAGAGATTTCGCGCCGCCGACCGCATCGGTCTACGCTCCAAATCCGTCGGCGGCCAAGAGACGATCGCTTACGATGTTTCGGGCGTGTCGGCCTCAGTCGAAGCGCTCATCGCTCCCTATAAGAGGACGGCGTTCTGATGTTTGCGGCACTCGAAGGCGTCGAGACTCTCGACCTTCAGCTCGCTTCGCTACCCGCCGACCTCCTCGCGCGCCTCGAAGAAAAGGCGCGCCAGCTCGCTGCGGCGCTGGCCGAAAAGGTTCGCGAGGAAAAGCTTTCCGGCGGCGTGCTGCAAATACGAACTGGCGCCCTCAAGGCATCGATCTCGTCGGATATTTCGATCGACGGCAACCAGGTGAACGCGACCGTCGGCTCGTTCGGCGACGTCAAATATGCGGCCATTCAGGAATACGGCGGCCGGACCTCCGCGCATGAAATTCTGCCGGATAAGGCGCAGGCGCTAGCTTTCGTTATCGGCGGCGTGCAGCGGTTCGCGCGGCGGGTCGAGCATCCCGGCTCGACCATTCCCGCAAGCGGCTATCTGCAATCGAGCCTCGATGAGGCCCACGACGAGATCGTCGAGGAGCTTTCGAATGCGGTGCAAGAGGCATGGGAGGATCGATGAGCCGCGAAGCCGTCTTCTCCGCCCTATTCGCGGCCGTCTCCAATGCCTATGATTGGGGTCTCGCCTCGCGGCGCATGAAACTGTGGAGCGAGGTGCCGGCGAGCTTGCGCCCCGCTCTGTTCCAGCTCGAGTCCGGGCCGGAGACCTACCAGTGGTCTACGCTTGCGACGCCTCGACGAACCTTTGAAGCGAAATTGTTTCTCTATTTCGACGCGCGCGATCCAACGAGGCCTGGCGCCTCAGCCATCAATGAGGCGCTCGACGCGATCGACGCGGCGCTCGCGCCCTCGAAATTGGACACGAGCCGCGGGCGTCAGACGCTCGGCGGCGTCGTGTATGATTGCAAGATTGTCGGCGTACCCGTGCGGGATACCGGAGACCTTGACGGCGACGGACTCGCGGTCGTGAGCGTGCGTCTCGTCGGTCCGTGAGGCCTCGCCGGGCGAGCGCGGGAAAGCGTGCAGCCGGCGCTTCATCAAAGGACAACCTTATGCCTTCAGGCGGCGTCGAAACGCCGATCCCCGCGAGCGTGTTCGCACGCATCACGGCCGCGACGCGGTTCGTGATCTCCGGGGTCGGGCCGGAGAGCTGGTTCGGGCCGCAACAGCCGCTCGCGCCGCAAGCGCCGCCGGAGGTGAAGGGACGGCAGTGGGATTATCCCTTCGGCGTCAACCTCTCTTACGTGCCGCGCGGCGACGCGGCTTTGTCGTTCAACGGACTTCGCGCGCTCGCCGACGCGCTGCCGCTGCTGCGCGCGGTTATCGAAACCCGCAAGGATCAGATCGCCGGCCTCAACTGGACGCTGCGCCCGCGTGACCCGCGCAACGCAGGTGACGCCGCGCCGCCCATCGCCGC